TCATTTAACGCAACTGGTGCTACTGTTCCAACTTCAGCATACTATCAAGGTGGTCTAGCTCAAACAGCTCTTCCAACGGCTGCAACAGCTGGAAACTTAACAGGTAAATTATCTGATAAGTTTGGAAGAAGTGTAGTCTTAAACAATGCATTTCGAGATATAGTCGCATCACAGACTACTACAATATCTGCTTCTACTTCAGAAACAACAGTTATAACAGCTGCAGCCTCAATATTTAACGATTTATCTGCTATATGGGTAAGCAATACTTCAGCAACATCAGCAAGAGTAGATTTTAGAGATACAACTACTGGTTCAGTTCTATTTCAACTTTATGTTCCCGCTGGTGATATTCGTGGAGTTTCATTTAATACACCATTCCCTCAAACTTCCGTAAACACTAACTGGACAGCTCAGTCATCTGCTTCAGTAACAGATTTAAGAATAACTGCACTATATATTAAGAATAAATAAGGAATAATATGAAATATACAGTTCTTAAAACAAACGATAATAATACAGTAGACGTAGAATTAGTATTTGATGAGCATAATGACCATACAATAGTTACTTCTAATGTTGAATTAGGTGAAAAAGAAGCTGACTTAATAACTAATATAATTGACCGAGCAAATACTATAAACGCAGAATTGACCAATAATCTACCATCTGCTTTACCTTACAAACCAACACTTGATACACCAGTTAACATAACATTGGAGTAATATGGCAGCATCAGTTAGGGGTTCTAATTCATTTGCAGTTCCAACAGGTTCTGGAAATCAAACAATTACTTTACCTGTAACTACAAATGCTGGTGATGTTATTATTGTTGCCACTTCTGGCGGTGGAGTAACTAGTTTTTCTATGTCTGGTGGTAGCACGACAACTTGGTCTATTCCAGGAAACAACGTAGGTGTTGCACCAACTGTTTGGACTATGCTTGGTTATAATGTTCCTGCTGGAGTTACTTCTGCTACCCTTAGCTATACTATTACTGGTGCAGGCTCTGGTGCTTGTGCGGTTATATCTGGACTTATTTCTGGAAACCCTGTAATACAATCAGGTAATGGTTCTTCTAGTGCATCTACTAGTGCTACTGCTTCAATACCAACTGCAGTTAAGCCGTCAAACTTTTTATTTTATGCAACCTCACACTTTGGTGCAACAAGTGAATCTGGTAACTGGTCAGCTGACTTAGTAAACTTTACTCAATTACAATTCTCAAACAGCAACTCACGACCTGTCGGAATTGATTATAAATATCCTGCTGCTTTAGGAATTTTAGGTAATCAAGCCCAAGTAACTTACAATAACTCTAACAATGGTGGACTTACAGTATTAGAACTTGGTGTAATACCTAGTGGAAGTAATCTTACAATGCTGGGTGTTGGATAGTTAAATATTACTTAAAAAATGATATAATACAAGCAACAGGGCAGATAGGAATTCAATGGCTTATCAATTATCTGATTTAATTTCAAGAGTACAACAACGAATCCGAGATACTGGATATAGTTCTAATGAAATTACCAACTATATTAATGATACTCAAAACGATATATTTAACGAGTATCGTTTGCCATTTATGCAAACATTTGCTAATTACACTTTAGTTACAAATGTAGCTGATATAACTAATGGATCGACTTTACCAACAGATTATGTTCAAGCTGTTGATATATCTATCACTACTACTGCATTTGAAACACTACTCGAATATATTAGTTATGAACGATTAAATGAAATATACCCTAGCTCAGATAACATAACTACTTATCCACCATCTATTCCTCAATATTGGTACATCTATGACAATGTAATTAAAGTATTTCCAGCTCCTACACGGGCATTTACAATTAAATTGCGATATTGGAGTAAACCTACAGAACTTGCAAATACAACTGATGTTCCATCAATACCTTCTGAATTTAAGGAAGTTTTGGTAGTCGGTGCAGCATATAGATGCTTGCAAGTAAAAGATAACTACGATCAAGCGGCAATATTACAAAATAAATATGATGAATTATTACAAAAACTTGTAGTTAAATATTCAGTTCCACAAACAGGTAAAGCAATTCAAATGAGGATAAACAAAAATGCCGTGGGCAAAACGAATTTCTAAGAGGATTTCAGGTCCTTCTGCACATCAAACTACATTTGAGATAAATGATTACTCAAAGGGTTATAACTCATTCGTTGGTAATGATAAGTTTCCGCTTACAAATGGTGGGTCTAATGAGTGGAGAGTGTCAAAGAACGCTCGAATAACTACATTTGGTGAATATAGTACTAGAAAAGGTTTTGATTTTCATTCAGCAGCTGTAGGTGAAACTCAAGACGCAGCAATTACTGCTGTTACTGGTGCAAGTACAATAGGTATTAATAATGCAACTCGTATAGCACAGAAGTTTACATCTGGTGCAACTGCACGATTAACTAAAATAGATGTCAATATTAAAAATGATACTAGTGCTTCTGGTGTAGTTATGGCTGAAATATGGTCTGCTGTTGGTGGAGTACCGAGTGCTTTGCTTGCAACATCATCTATTGCTGCTTCAACTCCAAGTGCAACATTAAGTTATCAAACATTTTATTTTGTAGAAGCTCCAAGCGTAACTATTTCTACTGATTACTTTATAGTGCTTTATACGCAAGATGTGAGTTCTGGTTCATATTATCTATCAACAACAACTTCTGCAACAACTGCTTTTATATCTACTGATCTAGGTTTTTCATACTCAACTACATCTTATGCAATAAATTTCAAAGAATATTATGCAACTGCAGGAGCAGTGAAAGGATTATTTAGAGCATATAAAACTGATGGAACTAAAGTAACATTATTTGTTCATGGTACTTCACTATATACAGTTAATAACTCTACTGGAGCATTAACTGCAATTAAAACTGGATTAAATGCTTCAGCAACTAAATATCGATTTACTATAGTTAATGATGTTGTTTATTACGTTAATGGATATGATGGTTATAGAAAATGGGATTTCACTACAGAATCACAAGTAAGTGCAACTAACTATACTCACATTTGTCAGCACAAAGGTATGATTTTCTTAGTAACATCACTTGACCCTAATAAAATTGTATTTTCAAACTTTGGACTATATGAAACATTTACATCAACAGACTTTATATATATTCCGGCACCAAAAACAGGCGATCCAGTTGCATCTTTTGCATCACTTAATGGATATCTATATATAAATACAAACAATAATAGATACATTCTTAGCGGTTCAGATAGAACAGATTTTTATTTATCATCAGCTCCTGATCATCATGGAACATTTACACAAGAAACAACTGCTATTGATAAAAACTATATGTATTATCTATCAAACGATGGTATGTATCGTTCAAATGGTTCGCAGGCTGAATTGCTTAGTAGCAATATTTATCAGGAAATTATTGATTTACAGAACAAAGCCGATTGTGTAGTTGAAATTAATAGTGGCCGTTTATATTTATGGTATCGTTCAGCAAATGCAACTACACCCGATGAATGCTATGTATGGAATCTAAACTTTTCTGCAGCTGGAACTACTGTAGAAAGTAAAGATACAAAAGCATATGTTGCACGTTCATTTGCAGCTTTCAATGATGGATATGTTTTACTTGTAGGATCATCACTTGTTGGTAAAGTATTTTGGCAAGAATTAACCACAAATGATTATTCAAACTTAGGTGGAATAATAGAATTTGAACTTAGTACAAACTATATGAGTTTTGCATCTCCAGCGGTGCTTAAAGAAATTAGATATTGGGAACCAAGATTCCAAGCACAATCAGATTCTTATACAATTACGTGTCAATATGCGTATGATTTGCGTGATAACTGGACAAATGTTATAAATCAAAATACTCAAGGTGTTGGTGTCAAATATGGTACAGGTGTAATATTTGGTGCTGGTGCTCAATATGGTACAACTTCAGAATTACAATCATATATTTATGTTCCGGGAGAATATAGACGAATAGCATTACGATATAAGAATTACGCAGCAAGACAACCGCATAAATTCTTAGGTCATACAATGGTCGTTCAAACACGAAGGATTAGATAATGCCATTTACTGGTCTTAATACTAATAACGATTTAGGTCAAAATTATGGAGTTATTAATAACTCATTAAGAAGTCTTGCAAATAGACAAGATAATGGTGCATTTAATCCTTCAGGTGTAATGACAATGTATGGTGGAACTACTGCACCAAGAGGTTGGTTACTTTGTGATGGAACTGCAATATCAAGAACACAATTTGCTAATTTATTTGGTGTAGTAGGAACTTTATACGGAACAGGTGATGGTTCAACTACATTTAACTTGCCTGATATGCGTGGAAGAGTAGCAGTTGGACAAGATACAGGTTCTGTAAGATTAAATACTTGGAATACATTAGGACAATCTTCTGGTGAACAAAATCATACATTATCTATTGATGAAATACCAACTCATAATCATGCATTTGGTGGTGATGACCAAATAGGTCCACAAGGAGGATATACTAGTATAAGTTCTTTTGCTTATGATGCTACCTCTACTACAATTGGTAGTGCTGGTAATTATATGACAAAAAGTATGTATAATGGAACAACTCCTGTTACAGGTGGTGGAGCACATAATACTATGCAACCATATGCAATTTTTAACTATATAATCAAAGTTTAAT